AGCTGTAATTGGTTCGTTTGCTTCGTATGGATCAGGGAAACCATTCTCAGAACCCACCTCAATATCGATAATTGCTATCGATACATGGTCTTGGTCCCAATAAACCATCTCTGGATGTTCATCAGCAATGTATGCATACTCATAACGTTCTTGTCCATAGATGATTGGTGCACCAGGAATTGGGTCACCATGGCCATCTTTGAATGACTTTACGAATTCTCTAGCTTCAGAGATGCTATTGAATTCTTTTTTAACAAGAGGAGTACCTTCTAGTGATTTGAAGGTTGATTTGCCTCGTTTATCGGCAATATAAAGTGATGGAGAGTAACCAATTCTATCTTTGATTCGTTCACCGTCTTTGACGCCACGATATAGAATTTGGTTACCAATCGATTGCACATTGGTATAAAATGTTGACATTAACCTGTAATAATTTGTTGTGTTGGTGGAAGAATGATGCCGGCACCAAAAATTTGATTGTAATTCTTAATAAAATCTTCAGCGGGTGTATAAGAGTATACAATATGTGTCAATTGCAAGTCAATAGTTGACCCAGTTTTTTGTTCGGAATGTAACGGAAATGGTGTAAATCCTACGTTAGGTTGACCATCTTTACCACGAATAACTGCTATACCTACTGGATTTTCTATTGTAAAAGTGGTATCTGTTGTTTTAATTACATCACCTAACAGTTCCTCACCAGTAACCAACTTCATTGCCATAATATTCATAATTTTCTCCGCATAAATAATAATATAACATTATATATGAATTCGTCTGAACAGGCAAGCTGTTCCTGTAATTTTTGCCATCAAATTATTTAAACTGGAAAAATTATGGTTTTCGATATAAATGGATCCGTTAACACTATTTGCCCTCGCTAATGGGGCAGTGCAGGCCGTAAAAAAAGGCTGTCAACTCTACAAAGATATTAAAGGTGCCGCAGGGGACGTTAAAGCCGTTCTAAAGGACCTTGACGAGCAATTTGCGAATAATCATAAAGATAAGCCTGCTACAACGACACAACGCAATGCATACATTGAAGAAAAAAATCGTGTCATTGAATTAAACAAAAAACAAGGTGAGACTGCTGGTATATACCAAGAACTCACAAATCATCTTGGTAACTATTTTGACAATATGTACAAATGTATTGCTGTTCTTGAAGAAGAAGAACGCAAAGACCGTGAAGAAATATATGAAGGTGAAGATAGTTTAGGTAAGCGTGCTCTACAACGTGTTGTTATGAAAAAACAACTTGAACAAATGACAGTAGAGTTACGTGAGATGATGATTTATCAAAGTCCACCTGAATTAGGTGCATTATGGACTGATGTTAGTGAGATGATGAAAGAGATGGGTAGTCAACAGAAAGTACTCATTGCTCGTAAAATGCAAGCTGATGCCAGAATTGCAGCTAGAAGAAGAGCTAAATTAAAAATGTATATGGAAGAAATAAGTTATGGTGGTATTATGTTTGTTATTACCATCACTATAATAATCTTGATGTCTTGGATAACTCATGATAGGAAAACACGTTGGCCAGAACTGGAACCAGAAGTGATTAAAAATAATCAGGCTGAACGTAAAAAGTTAAGACTATTAGAACTAACACAACAAGAAGAACAAATACAAAAACAAGATGAAGAATACAGACGACAAAACGAATGAAGTTACTGAGACTCAATCTTTTGCAGACTTCCTTTTAGACCTATCACTTAAAACCTTATTTTTGGTTTTCTTAGCCGTATTTTCTTTTGGTATATTAATCTCTCTAATCATCGTTAAGGCATTAAAATAAATATGGACACATTCATTGAGGAGTATCTAAATTGTTGCACTTTGTTTTTTCTATATTATTATTACTCGCCGTATTTTTTAATCTCCAAGACGTCCAAGCGCAACCAATTACCGCAAAATCGTGGCTGATTACTAACGAGGATACAGATACTATCCTAGATGAAGCTAACGCTGATAGAATACAACCAATCGCCAGTATCAGTAAATTATTAACTGCAATGGTTGTATTAGATGCCAAACAGGATTTAGATGAATTGGTGCCTCTTAGTACCAAAATTAAAGACGGATTACCATCACAATTATCACGTAGGACTTTGTTGGAATTGGCCTTGGTCAATAGTAACAATAGAGCTGCACAAACATTATGTGAGCAATATCCTGGTGGTTTTGGAGTCTGTGTATATGTTATGAATCAAAAATTGTACAAACTTAATATGTTAGATTCTATTGTGTACGAACCCACAGGATTAGATAAAAGAAATACTAGTTCGGCTAGACAATTAATGTATTTGGTTAAAGCTGCAGCTAACTATCCTTTTATTGTAGAAGCAGATAAGAAAACTTCCGTTGAAGTTAATGTAAAGAAAAGAAAAATGGTGTATCGTAACACCAATCCTCTAATAGGTAAAAAAGATTTTATTATAAGTAAAACAGGATGGATAAATGCATCAGGTGGATGCATCGTATCTAAGATAAATAATTCTATCGTTATTGTATTAGGAAGTAGAAATACTCACACAAGAATCAATGAAGTTGCTTACCTATACGATATACACAAAAGGAGACTATAATGAAAAAACTAATTTTAGCTTTATCACTATTAACATTAGGTGCACAAGCACATGAGGTTCACTATCATGGTGGATGCTGTTATAGAGGTGGCGGTATTGGTTGGGTTGCACCAGCTTTGATTGGTGGTGTCGTTGGTTATGAATTAGCTCGTCCGCCAGTTTACGTTGAGCAACAGCCAATTATCGTACAACAACCGATAGTGCAAGCACCACCGGTTGGTTATCATTGGCAAGAGATGATTGATCCACAGACCGGTATTAAAAAGGTTGTGGCAGTTCCAAATTAAAAGTAGTTTGGTTGCAAAGCCAGGAGTCGCACCTGGAACTGAGGATTATGAGTCCTCTGTGATACTGTTTCACCACCTTGCGATATTTTAAATTAACTCATAATCTTCTTTACCACATCCACATTCTGGACAGGTAAAGTCTTCAGTCAATTCATTCCATTTGCCTTCAGTTTCTTCATCGTGGACGTGGCCACAAACTACGCATACATGTTGTTCCATTATCTTGCCTCCACTTGGTTTAATTCATCTAATTTAGCTTCATAAGCTGCTGCGTGACGTTTCTCAACTTTAGCCAAAGCAGCAAAACGTTTTTCTGCTTTTTCTAGAATAGATTGAAATTGTTTTGCGTGTTCTTTAGATTCATCAATTTGTTCGTTAATTTCTTTTACGAAATTATCAACACCTTCTAATTTAGCTTTATCACGCATTTCAGGATACATTGTAGTGAACTCATATGTTTCACCATCAATGGCCATTTGCAAGCATTCAGCGGTAGTTGGTTTATTAACCAACAATTCCAAGTGACCCCATGCATGTAACAATTCTTGGTCTGCTGTGTGTTCAAAATGGTCTGCAATATCAGCAAAGCCTTCTTCACGAGCAATTTTTGCAAAGTAACGATATTTCACATGTGCTTGTGACTCACCAGCCAACGCACTTTCTAAATTTTTTAATGTAACACTCATATGGTCTCCTAATATAAAATCATGGAGCGGAATGCCAGAATCGAACTGACAACAGAAGATTGGAAATCTCCAGTTTTACCATTAAACTAATTCCGCAATATTTGGAGCGGGTAGAGAGAATCGAACTCTCATATAAACCTTGGCAAGGTTTCAGGTTACCATTACATCATACCCGCAATGTAGTCTATTATATAGGCTCTTTTTTAAATTGTCAAGTGGTGCTCCGAGTAGGAATTGAACCTACACTCAATCGATTATGAGTCGACTGCTTTACCATTAAGCTATCGGAGCATCGAATACTGCAATGACATGTTCAATGTTAATGCTGTATAAATTTTGTTCTAGTTTGACTGCACCATTCCAGTTTACTAACAATTCTTCTCCGATTGTCACTTCATCAACACTATCAGATACTGCAATTACTTTTGCTCTATCTGGTTCACCAGAAGATTTTAAAATAATACCTGATGCTGTTTCTTTAGCACCTTCAACTCTTTCAATAATAATTTTATCACTCAATGGAATATAACTCATAAAAATCCTTATAAAAATTAAAATGCTTCTTGTTCTGTTAGAATTCTTTTTAATCTATCAGCACAGAAAGAAGCTGCAGGTGCATCTGGTTTAACCATAGGTGTCATATTGCATGTACCTTTGATATAACCAATCGCTTGTTGGACCACACATGAAGAACCATATAACTCTGATTTATTCAGGTCTAAATGTACTTCAACATGAAAGTCTTCCAATACTTCAGACAATGATTGAAACAATTCCGAAACTTTATAAACTTCGGACATTAATCTCATTGCTGGTTTACTTTTCTTATGGTCGTAATCTAATTCACGCTCAACATAACCAAATATTTTACAACCATGGCATCCATCAATATGCACAACCACAGCTAAAGCATAGTCAGCATACCAAACACCATTCACTCTTACTCTTTCAGAATCCGCGCCAAGATAGACTTTAGTATTTGGACCTTGTTTAGCAAGGAATGATTTAACTTCATCTAGGTCGAATTTTTTCATATCACTATTCCTTTTTTGGCCTCTCGCCAGGGAATCGAACCCCGTCCAAGAGTTTTGGAGACTCTTGTGCTACCGGAACACTTGCGAGAGTTTTTTTCTTACCGAATATTAATTCCCAATTTTTATCATATTGTTCTTTTGGAACAGAATATGGTCTAGGACTTGAACCTTTACCACCATCACTCATAATTACTCCTTTTGGTACCCACGAAAAGAATTGAACTTTTATCTATCGATTATCGGTCGATTGCTCTGCCATTGAGCTACATGGGTATATATGACCATTAAATAAATACATTAATGGAACAAGAAAACTCTTATCAATTACTTTACAAACTATCTGATACAATCCCCTTTGCCAATACACATTGGACCACATCAAGGGAATTTAAGATAGAAGAATTGGTCCGTGTGGCAGGATTCGAACCTGCGCTCTCTCCGCCCCAAACGGAGTGACTTGACCAGACTAGCCTACACACGGAAAACTGGTGCCCCCTGACGGAATCGAGCCGCCATTTGATGATTACAAATCAACTGTAATGCCGTTATACTAAAGGGGCAAAATTTGGTGGATGTGGTTGGGATCGAACCAACTGTGGTGTAAACCGGAAGATTTACAGTCTCCTGCCATACCATTACGGCGGCACATCCATATATTGGCTGTCTAGGTTGGGCTCGAACCAACGACCAAATGATTAACAGTCATCTACTCTACCGACTGAGCTACTAGACAATGATTGGGGAGAAATACGAGAATCGAACTCGTGATAACGGAATCACAACCCGTGGTTTTACCACTAAACTAATTTCTCCATAAAACTGGTGGAACGTGCGGGGCTCGAACCCACGACCAATAGATTAAAAGTCTACTGCTCTTCCAACTGAGCTAACGTTCCAAATTGGCGCTCACGAAGGAATCCCACCTTCTTTCACCGGAGACCCCCTGTGGCGGGGGTGTTTATCTCTCCAACTGCCATGAGTAGCGAACTCACCGTGGACCCACGGTTGCGAACCGTAGCGTGGATGTTTCTGAGCATAAAACAATTTAAAATGTGTGGTCAGTAACTGTTCTTTATGTCGGGCTGAGTACCGTGCTACAGGCGAACCGTGTTTTATGGCAGACTCAACTGCTACACACATTTTAAAAACTGGCGGTCCCAAGGAGAATCGAACTCCTATCAACGGCGTGACAAGCCGCTATACTAACCATTATACTATGAGACCATACTAAAATACATTAGGAACCATTGTACATCTATCTCTACACTATAACAACGTCTGTTATAGGCCTGTACGGTCATTACTTCCTAAATTATCCATCGGCCTACCTCGGACAAAAATTGCTTAATGTCACTAGCTTTCGTGTGATTGTTTTACTACGTCCTCGGCAGGACATCCAGCGTAACAATCACCTAATGGTTTAGGTAACCTAATGTATTTTAGTATGGCGTGGTGTACGGGATTTGAACCCGTGTGAATAGCGTGAAAGGCTACTATCCTAGACCTCTAGATGAACACCACCAACTAACTTTTATTTTCTTCCAGCTTCACAAGGATTCAAGAAGAAATGCCATTTTTTACATTTTGTACAACACATTTTATTTCCTTATCAACTGAACAAGACTCTATTATACCAGATTTAAAATATTTGTCAACCATCGTGTTGTAATTAAACAACACTTTAAAATCTGGAAAATATTTCTTGTAACTGAATATAAATGTTATCCATCAATTCTCCACCCAATTCATGGTCGGATCCATTGGAGAATAACTCCTCATTTTCAGCTATCATTGATTCAAGCAAATCAAATTGATTTTCCGTCAATGTAATTGTCTTTGACTTCATTTGTTTCCTTATCAACTGAACAAGACTCTATTGTAACAGGTTTCTTGATTTTGGCAACCTAATACTTTAGTATTACTTTATTCCGGTCAACAATTAATGGAGGTGTGGGTGGGATTTGAACCCACGATTTTACAGTTTTGCAGACTGTTCCATTGGACCGCTCTGGCACCACACCGAAATTCTGGCGGAGACTGTGGGAATCGAACCCACTCACCTGCTTTCACAAGTGTACAGATTAGCAATCTGCTGCATTACCAGCCTGCCCAATCTCCTACATGGCTCTATTTCCATGCTGTCTGAAATCAACT